ACCGCCGCGTGTTTCTGATGCCATGTCGGCCTCCTATACCATAAGTTCAAAGTGTGGAGCGTCGATAAACGGACGACGGCCCTGTGAGCGACGAGTGTCGATGTAATCATTCATAGCAGATTCCATGTCGCCATCCCATTGCGCAATGTTTGGCACAGTCCATGCCGCACCCCAACGAATCGGAACGTCAACTGCACGGGCACCTTCCGCCATCGCATCTGCGATCTCATCATACAAATTCAACTCCCATCGGCCCCCATCAACATAGGCCATAAGGTCTACGGCGATGCCGTCCAGGTGTTTCGACTTCATAGTCTGACTGGCACCTTTGGCAACCAATGCGCGTTGCTCTTCGATAGTTCTGAGTCCACAAATCACAGAGAAGTCCTGCTTCGTCACCGAAATAGCGTGGCGGACAACAGCAACCATGCGCTCATCCACACCCTCTAGCTTCTCCACGCTACGTTTTCCTAGTTTGTAAGCCATTTTACTTCCTTCCAAAGAATTTAGTTGCAGAACGTACACCAAAACTTGCCGCTACAATAACACCAAGCGTGTATTGATACCAGTCTGGCATAGACTCCAATGCTGCGAACCCGTTCTGTACAGCCCTCTCCGCCCACTCAAACGGTAAGAAGCAGAGAATAAGCGGCACCGAAAACAAAATAGTGAGCCACTCGTCTTTCCACGAGTTCTGCGAACCTTGCGCCATCAGCCGTTCCCAATCAGCTTCTGACGTAGCAGCCGACTTCATAATCGTCGCCTTGGCTTCCGCTTCTACAAGTTTAAGGTTTGCAGCCGCTGCTTGTGCGTTTGCTTTCCCTTTGAGCCAACCTCCAGCTAACTCCGTAATCGGTCCTATTAGTGCCTGAATCATACCATTACACTCCCATATAAGGTCATCTCTACGCCAAGCACTAACTCAAGCAACTTCACTATGAGGTGCGTGACTAACTCTTCACCGGACATCTACGTTTTCTTTCCGCGAAACATTGGCTTCCATTGCATTGAAACCAAAGTAAGCTGCGACCACGCCACTCGCTCCAATCACATAAACACTTGCTATGTCGGTAATTAGCTCTGCGGCCCGATCTAAGCCCACCCATACTGCGAGAAAGATAACTAGCGGATAGACAAGCATCCCAGCAGTACACGCTATTGTGAGTCGCCTCTGCGTGTCTCTCTTAGCATCTTGATCTTCCATACGTCTGCGGCGATCTTCGAGCATGATCTCACGTTCGTCTGGATCAATCTTTCCGTTTCCGTTTAGATCGTAATCTTCCTTTTTCATTTGCATACCTTTCGGCTATCCGCTTGTGCGTCGTAATTATAACAACTTTCCCGTTTTTGTACACACACCAGACATTTGGCTTAATTTCCACTAACCTCAAGACAAGCCACCGTTTGGCTGTTGTGAACTATTAAACCCTCTTTTGCTTTTCTGCGTTCCTGTTCGCATTCTTCAAACGTGCTATATGATGGCCCTATTTGGTAATACTTTAGTGTCGTTGATGGAATGTATTGTATAAACACAAGTATATACAGCATTACCAACGTCCCCTTGCCTTACCGACAATCCAAATTGCCGCCGCCAAAATCACTCCGCCAACTAAAAACGCAACAATACCAACCGCCCAGTTAATGCAGTTATCTATGAACTCTTGCTTACGATACGCGGCTTCCTTGCGAATACGTCTCTGTTCTGCCTCAATTCGAAGGACTTCATCCCAAGCTGAAGGACCGTACACAAAACTAATGTGGTCCTTTATTTCTTTGCGCATTTGTTCCATCTTGCGCTTCTGATTCCAAATCAAGATTGCGGTTTCTTCATCAGAACCCTTGAACGTCTTCTCCCACCAAGGCGGGTTTTTCTGACGTTCTTCTAACCGATTGAAATCACTAAACGCTTGACCCCACGTTGCTATCGTGTTGCCCATCTCTTGAATGTCTTTGCCCGTGGAAATAGCTGCTTTGAGCGTTTTGTACGCCCCCGTAGCTAATGCAACGCAGCTAACGGGATCCATTAGAAAATACCTGAAAACCTTTGAGGCCGCGCAATAGGACTGAAGTCTTTTATGACCCCACCCTCGTACTTATTTTGCTTTTTGCGACCTGCTTGGTTTAATGCAATGGCTACTGCCTGGTCTTGCTTGTAGCCTTCGCTTCTCAACTTACTGATGTTGTCACTAACAGTCTGATTAGACTTACCTTTCTTTAAGGGCATTAGCTCATCCTCTGACGTTGTACATCAATCCGTTCGCGGTTAACCGCGTTACGTTCGTCCGCAATCTCCTCTTGCGTCTCAAGCCGCGCTGCGTCGGTCGCTGCACGTTGTTGTAGTTTCGCCGCTTCCAACGCCAGTTTGTTCTGGTCGTTCTGAGCATCCATCTGCATTTCCTGCTGCTTGAGTCCCAACTCTTGCATACGGATTTGTACAAGCGGATCTGCCGCTGGGTCTTGCGGTGGTGGGGTTAGCATCTGCGCAACCTGTTGTACGATTGTCTGCTCGATTTGAGCGACAACTCGTGCCAACGCCGCTGGGTCTTGCATCTGCATTTGAAGCTGTTGCATTTGCATCTCGCCCTCTTGCAAGCTCATGCCGCCAGACTGAACAAGTAACTGCACCTGCTGCATTTGTTGCTGTACCTGCTGCATCGCCTGCTCTTGTGCCAATAATGAGATATGCTCCTGAAGGTGACCGTACATTGCACCTTGTACTGCTGGAGCCGCCATAACCATCGGAGTCTGCATAAACGCAACGTGCGCCATAATATGCGCGTTGTGATCCTGACCAGGGAATGCTTGTAGTCCTTTGCCTTTGATAACCTCCGCATGTTCTTGTGCAGGGTCTGTTGGCTGCGGTTGTGGCAATGGTGGCAGTATCTCGTCAATGTTCTGCACTTCTAGTGCCTGATACATACGACGGTATGCAGCGTGGAGGTTGTGCATCTGAGGATTAGACTGGGCAAGCTGTAGCTGGCTTTGTGCTAACGATACACGTTGGGCCATCGAGAAGATGTTTGGGTCACTGACGGGCAGGATATCGACCCGTCCGTCGAAGTCTGTGACTTTGATCGAAGACTCTGCATTGGCTACAGGATATGGATAGGCCGGAGGCAGATTCTCTGCAATGATCCGTGCCAGAATGCGGAACTCGTTTTTCTGAGCGTAGTGCAGCCGTTTGTGAATAGCCGACATAACTTTCATGCCGCGCTCTAGCATCGCCACAGTAGTGCCTACAGGCATCTCCTGGTTCATGTTGCTCACTGCGTTGTCAGCTACTGACACAAAGCGTCTACCGCCCTCTACAAGCGCACCCAGTAGCTGTGCCAGCGTACCAGACGGCTCTTTGTATGGCAGCGGGATGATCGAGTCCCGTATGTTTCCGCCAGGTGCGTCAATGTCCCTCCACTCCCCAGGCTGCAACGGCTCGTCATCATTACGAACCCGCACCCCTCTGGCCTTGAATCCTGCTGGGAGATTGGCAAGAGTACCTGCGTCGATCAATTGTCGGAGGAGACTCGTTGCCGCACGACCAAGACCCCCAATCATATGGGTTAAGCCAAAGCCGTAGAAACCTAGACCTGGCATGAACTTGTAGTGAACAAAGTATTGAATCTTTTGTTTGAAGGGGTCACCTTCCATGTAGTTACGGCGAATAGCCAGAATAGTAGAACTATCCCGATCTAACGTAACAATGTATGGAAGTTTAATTCCTGTCGCTTCTCCGTTCTCATCGACATCTTCAAAACCTTCGATGTCTAAATCAACGTGCATTTCTAATACTGTGCGGACATCATCCATGTAAGACTTAGATGTACCCTGTAGTTCGTCTACTTTCTGACGCACTGGGTTCTCTTCGTCATCTCCCGCTGCGGAAAGCTCCACATCGCGATACATACCCACGACCTGTTGTTTACGCAGATCGTTGTCTGACATTTTCAGAACGTGCGTAATGCGTGGCGCAGTCGCTAGATCACTCGCTGAGTATGGAACCACCACATCTTGTGCAGGGACAAACTTAGATACTGGACGGTTGCGAACAGAATCAAAGTATACCTTCTTAAACGTAGAACCAGACAACGGTAGATAGAACAGAAGCTGATCCATATCCGGATCAAACTCTTCCATCTCTTCCATGATCAAGTAGTTCATGTAGTCTTTGACGCGCTTGGCCTGCGCCTCTGTCTCTTGATTCTGTAAACCAGCAATACGTGTCTTAACTGGACCGCCAGCAGGCAGTAGTTCTTTATACGCTTGTGCTTGGAACTGCGTAACGCTCTCACTAATCAGAGGGTGTGTCACGCCACTTGCACCTTGGAATGGCTCTGAACGCTCGATAGTACGAACGCCTAGGAGATCTAATCCTTTGGTGTAGGTTTCTTCCCACTCGTCTCTTGACTCTATGTCGTCTTCGTAAGATGCCAACAATTCAGTTGCAATCTCACCCATGTCCGAATCGTCAAGGTATTCTGCTAAGTTGGCGTCAAACGGAATCAATTCTTCTTGATCCATTTCTCCCATCATAGCTTCCGCTAGAGCTTGAACAATTGCCCCACCTTCGCCGTCTGGAATAACTTCTGCCCCGTTCTCGAACATTTCTATTTGTTCAACGGGTACTTCGACAGACGCCTCTGTTGGCATCATGTCTTCAGGACGAATCCCAGAATCTACAAGTGGTGGCAACGCCATCAGTAATACTCCTTAACACGAGGAATCTCCATTTCCTCTTCGCGTTCGTTGTACAGAGAAATAAACCCACCCTGCCTAAAACGCATCAAAGCTAACGTCATACTATCACAAAAGTCATCGTGATCGCCATTAGGAAATGAAACTACTTCCTCAATGACCTCGTCAGCAAACTTTTTGTCCGTTGGTGCCCATACTACACCAGCTTCGAACAACGGGGCAACCATGTGCATTCTGGTTACTTTATCCTTCCCCTTACCAGGCGAGAAGCCAAGTGCTGGAATACCGCGTAACCGCAACTCGTCAATGAGTGGCATCCCCGTCGCTTTCGCTTCGACCAACACCATATCCGGTTCCCAGTACTCGTGTTCTTCATACGCTACCTCTTTCAGTTCAGGAAAGTTCCATCGACCCCGTCGCGCATCCAGAAGTATGATCTGCTCTGGCCCTCCGTCGTCTGGGTGAAAAATGCCCCACGTTGTGATAGCTGAGTAGTCCGCCGTCTCTTTTTTCGAGAACGCCGTATCATATGCTTGTATAATGTAATCGACAGTGGGGATTTCTTCCTTTTCCCAAGGTTGCCACCACTCCCGTTTGATAATAGCTGACTCTGATGCCGTCGGAGTTTGTTGCCACTGAGCATTCCACTTGCCTACAGGCAGCGATGCTTTGATAGACAGTAGCGCGTCTTTCTCCCAGAACTCAGGCCAAAGAGGTTTGTCGCTCGGCAGAATGGCTGGAAACTCCACAACCTCCCACTGATCCGCCATTTTATCGCCTGCTTGGTTCGCAATCAGCCGCCCAGTCAGGTCTTTCTTACCCCAGCGTGTCATAACTAGGATGATTGCACCGCCAGGTTGTAAACGCTGTCGTGGACCAGAGGTGTACCACTCGTATGCGTGGTCAAATGCCGTTTCGCTTAACGCATCTTGTTCCGAATGCGGGTCATCAATGAT